CCATCGCCTCCATCGCCTGCAGGGATAACAGCGGAACCACGGGCGCCAGCGGCATAGCGATTCATGGCGCTGCGCATCTTGGAGGCAGGAATGATGTATTCCGGTTCGCCGCCTTCGCCCACAACAGCGCTGGTGGGGCCGGTAACAAATCCGCCGGATGCGTACAGCTGTAAACCGGAACCAAACGCATCGGGATTAAAACCGGCTTGGCCGCCACCAAAAACACTTGAACCGGAAACCGGCCCTTCGCCGCTAAATAGTCCACCGCCTCCACCACCAAATAACCCGAGTAACTGTTTAAACGCAAACATAACGACCATCTGAGCAATAATTTCTGTGGCCATGCTGACAAAAGCATCACCTACACCTTTAAAGAAATTACTAAGCGCTTCCTGCGTAGATTGAGTTCCGGTAATAATTCCCTGGAAAGCAGTGTTAAATGCATTGCCTATACCCTCAGCCCCACGTGCAGCTGCGTTTACCGGATCTGCCAGTTCAGCTAATTTTGCTTTCATTTCATCTAATTTTTTAGTCGCCTTATTGTTAGGATCTAGATTTAAATCAGGGGCAAAACCTTGGATACCTAAACCTTCGCCGGCTACCCCGCGACCTAGCTGCTTTTGAATTTGTGGGTTAAGGATATTTGAAGCATCAAGTTGAGCATATAACTCTTCTGTTTGTTTTTTACGTGTATCAAGTATGTCTTTTTCTTGTTTAATTTGCGATGCTAAAATTTCTAGATATTGAGTTGCTACAATAAAATTGCGCTCTTCCTCGCTGCGTGCATTTTTTAATAAATCCGAGTAAGTATACATGCGCTCTATTCTAATTTTGTCATAATTTGCCTCAATCTCACTTTCTTTTGTATTAGCCGTTGCTATATTTATACTCGCCTCGGCGAGTACGTAACTTCGCTGCGCCTTATCCAGTTGTTCTGTGCGTAGTTTGGCAATGCGCTCCAGTTCTTTACGTTGCTTTTCTAGTTCTTGTGCCGCTTTTCTATCTAACTCTGCTTGGCTGCGCTGAATTTCAGCCGTGACTTGACGTTCGGCGCTTATACTGATATTTTCTCGACGATTTTTAAAAAGAAGATCGTTTTGTCTTATTAGACCGTCTACTACTTCAGCAGTGGCTTTCGCATTCTCTTTTCTAATTTGCACTCGCGCATCAATTTCATCTTGAACCAGTAAATTAAGTTCTTTTTGAGCTTGTATACGAATATTTGTTATTTTATCTTCTGTAGTTACTCCGGGTGTTAGTGCTCTAGTCGCTTGCAGTTCAATAGAGGAGCGCACTACAGATTGATTAAGCGTATTACGTAATTCTGCAGCTTGGGCTGTCGCGTCACTTAGACCGCCGTTTAGTTTATCAATGCCATTGTTAATAAAATCTACTGCCTCTTTGCCTCCTATAAGCTGTATAACAAATTCCACTACTTGCTTAATGCCTGTACCTATAAGACTAAATACAGTATTTATTACTCTAAAAATAGCGTTTACGAGTTCTAAAATTCCTGCTAAAGCTGCAGCAAAAGGCGCTCCTAAAATGCCTAGTGTTGTGCTGACAGCATTTACAACTTTGCGCCAAGAATCATTAAGAATGTTTACACTGTTAGCTACGTCTTCAGTAACACCCGGCAATGTTCCTGTCTCTCGGGCCACCTCCTGACTTGCGAGTTTTTGTGCCGTAAGCGCATCACCAACTTGCAGTAATAGATTTAACTGGTTTTTTACTTCAGAACTAAATCGTACGCCAGAGTTTGTTAAAGCATCAAAATTTAAAGTTTTAATTGCGTTGCCGATGTCACGTATTTTTAGTACCGCTTGATCCAAAACTTGACCAAGTGCGCCACCAAGGATTTGTCCGCCAAAACCCTTACCGAAAAATGATCCCGCAGCGGACCCAAGCACACTGCCAGCACCACCTCCAAAAAGCAGCGGAAAGCCGACACCTAAAGCTAAATTCTCGCCGAATTTTCCTGCGCCTCCAAATTGAGCAGCTTTTTTAGCTAGTCGAGCTGTGAGAGAATCCTGTTTAAGTAGAGCATCGCTTTGATCTAAAATTAAATTAAGTTTAAGCCGTTGGTATAAAACGTCTGTACGCAAATTTTTGTTTATTTGCGCTTGGTACACCGCTTGCGCTTTTGTCGCTGCTTCTGTTTGTGCTGCTTCTGCTCTGGCTGCAGCTGCCGCTGAATCAGCTTCTACAGTCCCTAGTTCGGATACAGGACCAATTGCTAATCCCTTAGCTTGTCTAGCTTGCTGGATAATAGTGTCGTATCTATTACCTAAAGTTTGAGCTTTTTTCTCGGCTTCTGCGTAAGCAAAAGCCAAATTTTTTACCCGATCAGACTGCTCATCTATACTTACTGTTCCTTTTTTGGCTTCTATATTTACATTACGCAAAACTTCTGCAAATGCATCTGCAGTCTGAGCTGCTCCTGCGTAAGTTGCGCTAATCTGTACGCTACCCTGCTTAGCTATAGCTGCTGCGCGCTGCTCTATTTTGCGCATTGCAATGTTTATTTGATCTGCTCCCGCCCCGTTTCCAGGGGCAAACAAATTAATAGGCCTTATTTCCTTTGCGAGCGCGTGAACTCGATTAAGTGTCGCAGCAACACGATCCAGGCTTGCCTGGTTTTTTACGTTTACAAGAATATCGGCGTTGTATTGGGCCAAAACACTCGGCGACTCTTGCTAGCAGTGTAGGGCCAACGCGAAAAAGCCGCCGGGTTAGCGGCGGCGTTTGGCCTTTTCGATTTCCTTCTGTTGGTCCTCGTTCAGGATCTGGAAGTAGGCGCTCCAGCCAAGGAGTTCTTCGGCGGTCATTGTGGTGCGGACTTCGCCAAGGCTTAGTCCCAGCTCCTTGGCGACGCCGAACTGGAGCATGAGCCAGTTGTCCTGGCGAAGCTCCTTGGCTAGTTCTTGGGGTCGATCGGCTCGGCGTCGTCGGTAAGGATCGCCAGCATCAGGGACTGGAGGTCCTTGTCCTTGACTTCGTTCTTCAGCACATCGACTTCGCCAGCGCTAAAAAGCTTGGTGCCGTTTTCGTCAAGGGCTTTGGCGATCAGCAACTGAAGTGCGAAGGCGTTGGCGTCGTCGGACTTGGCTTGCTTTTGGGCGCGTTCGCGCTCGGCCATAGTCAAAGGTGCCACCCACATTTCAAACTTGCTGCCATCAGACAGCTCAACAATCTTTTTAACGGGCTCCAGATTGGCTGCCTTTTTGAGGCGGTCAATGGCGCGGACAGGAACTGGCATGAACGAGATGTGTTCTTCTACTACTGTAGCGGACTAGAAACAATAAAAAACCCCGGCGGTGAAGCCGGGGAAAAGGAAACCAACCGGTTGCGAACTTATCAGGCGGAAGTGCTGAAGTCGAAGGTGGGGGTGCCAGCAGGGCGGAAGTTGACGGTCACCGATTGGGCGTCGTCAGGGTTGATGTTCAGGCTGGCAGAAGTCAGCACGGCATCGAAGGCGATGGAGCGGCTAAGGCTCTCGCTAAGGGTGCCACCGCTGAACACGCGATCGGTGTACAGCTTGAAGGCGGCGCCGGTTTGCTGGCGCTGCAGCACGTCCTCGATCATGCGGTTGGACAGGGCGGCGTCCTCGTTGGTCATGTAGACCGTTGCGGTGCCGGTGCCATCGCCGAAGCCGGAGATGTAGCTGCGGAAAGGAACGTACTGACCAGGGGTTTGACCGATGGTTGTGACGTCAATTTCGGCGCGGGAGATTTCAAAGCTCCAGTCGCGGACTTGGCCGACAACGGCGAAGTCGGCGTAGGCGACTTGGAATTCGTTGGGGGCGGCGACGGTGCCGTCGTCAGTGATGGTGATAGTGGCGCCACCTGCGGTGGCAGACACCTGCAGCACGCCGGTTGCCGGGGCGTAGGCAATGACGTAGTAGGTGGTGCCGCCAGTGATGCCGGCGGGCAGGGTGCCACTACCGGATCCACCGGTTTGGCTGTTGACGACGCTGAACTTGACGGGGTCGCCGACTTTGAAGTTCAGGTAGGGAGCAACGGTGATTTCGTCGCTACCGGTGTTCACGTTGGCTTCACCGAAAGTACCGGTGGTGCCAGCGGGTTTGTAGTAGAGGGCGCCGGACGTGCCGGACAGGACGGTGGTGGCCATTGGCTTACCAGAGACGACGTTGTGGGCGGGCACTGCCCGGCTTAATACAGGTTAGCGTCCATCAAATACATTTCCTACGACAACACAGTTGCCACGTAGGAGGTATCAATACGTCCCATGAAGTGGGGGGATTCTTCTGTCGCAGAAAATGTAGGCCCGTTGATTTCACCGACCTTGAAGTAAACGCCTGTTGTTCCCTTGGTGCTGTTGTTGAGGGTTTCCAGCGCACCTACGGCGGTGGTTAGCAAGGTTTGGTTGCGGGCGGGACCCCGGCCTTTTTCCGTGAAAATGCGGATAACAACTGCTCCACGCGCATTGTCCACGCTGCTGGTAAGCGTGGGCTCGTTGGTAATGCCGAAAGTAACATTGACGCGGACGTACTCGGTTGTGGTGTTGGGTGGGACTGCTGTGATGTTGTCGAAGTAGACGGGTACAGCGGGGACTAAAGCGCCAAATGCGCTTAGCAGCGGGTTTTCGACGGCGGCGCGAATTGCTTGGTAGTTCATGCTTTAAATCCTAGTTTCACTCCGCGTTCAAGAGCTTTTTGCAGGCCGCCACCGTTTACATAAGTGACATACCAATCAAGTTCGGCGGTGCTCTTTGCGTCGCCGGAGCCGTTCGTAACTTCGCCACGCTTGGTAAGACCTGCTTCGCGGCTGCCTTCTGCCACAGGTTTTTTGATCGGACCAAACTCGTCTGGCGGGTAAAAACGCCCTTCTTTTAGATCTAAGGCGTATTCGGCGTACGGTTGCGTGTTCTCAATAGTGAACTTTGTTGCCCGTGCCACTTCGCGCCTGCTTAAAGACAGCTCAGGTACGTCAGATATTTGATACGGGTACTCGCCGCCAGTGACGCCACTAGCGCCTTTGCCTGCCGGAACTGCAATCCAGCTATCCCTAAACTCACCTGAATACGCAGGACCCTGTTTACCAAGGTCGTTCATTATCTCCACGGCAGCTTGACGAGCAGCCGTGTTGATTGCTGCTAGTGCGTCCGTAGCCAGATTGCGGACATCCTGCCGTCGTGTGCCGATACGCCGTGCCATTACTGGGGCCTCACGATTAGGACGTGCATGACGGGGTTGTCGCCGCGATAGCTGGTGATATTCACAATCTTGGCTTCGCGGGTGACGCCGGCTTGGATGTACTGGATGCGATCGGCCTCGGTTGGGTAGTACGTTCCAAGCTCACTGTTGCCGATGATGACTTTTACGTCGGTGGACTGGTACAGACCTTCGGATTCGCGGGGAGTAAGGCGCAAAATTACGCCTTTGACAGTCACATTGGTGTCGGCGCCAGTGACGTTGCCGGTGGTGGGGTCGTAGGTGCGGGGTGTGGTGGTTTTGATGTACGTGATCGACTGGCCCCAGTCCGCAAGGATTGAGGTGGGAATTGGGGCGAATGTGGTGTCGATTAGGCCCATGTCATCCCCTGAAGAGGCGAACGGCGTAGTTGGTGGCGCCGCCCATGCAGTAGGGGCCGAGGTAGGTCTGTAGCCAGGGGTAGAGGTCGAAGACGTTGTTGACCACGCCGGGGGTCATGGAGCTGTCTTTGTACTTGACCTTGA